GTTGTGGTCTGCTTCTTCGGAGATGGCGCAACAAACAACGGCATCTTCTTTGAGTGTTTGAAGAAATTCTTCCCAACTTACGCTCTGAATTCCCACTATTGGTGCCCTTCGTGTGACCAGTCCGTACTTGTCTGTGCTCACATGATTGCTGAATTTGATGTTCCACTTGCTATTTGTCTCCATGACCAGCGCCGTGATGAGTTTGTTGATCTCGGAATCGATGTAGGTGAGTGGCCTGGTGGACCAACAAATTTCTTTCTCAGTTTGTGTGGTTACCATGGTTCGGCTCCTTTCTATTCGGCCTGGAAGTCGTATTGGTGTACTTCAGTTGACCGCTCCTACAGTCTCCGCATCAATCTCCAGTGGTTCGAGAGAGTCGTGATAGCCTGTTATCCTCGCAGGATCAATCCTGAGGCATTCGATGGAGTTCTTGATCAGTTCACAACAACGGTTACTGCCATTAAAGCCTCTCTTGTTGATGTCTTTTCTCGAGTTACTGGACCCTTGGCCGAGAAGATAATGGAGTTTTTGGGCGTCTTGCTCGCTTGTATGGTCAATCCTCGTATCATGGCTGGCAGAATGTATGCTGCCGTGAGGGAACAGTTTTTGAGCAATTGTCCTGGCTTCGTCAAGGATATACCGCTTCTTGCCCTCATTAAAACATGTGTTCGATATTGGCTTGGTGCCACTCCCATCATACTTGTTACCGAGTTGTTGTGGGACTCCTCATTCATTGATTCCGTCGCTCTATGGTCCAATGAATTACGGACCGCTTTTTGGTCTTTCTTTGATTCTATTAAGAGTTGTGCTAGTAGTGTTGCGAAGAGTGTCTTTGATGTCCCTGTTCAGGAACCCTTCGCACCAGCTCTTCCTGGTGCAGTTGGTGATATATTGAACAGGGAAGCATTTGCTCCTCTACCTATCCCTGGTGATCCTGTTCTTCCAGTTCCCATTAATGTTGAGGGTCCCAGTGATTTCGTAGCCCTGTTCGGAGTTATTGCGGCTGGGCTTTTGTGTACAGGGGCTTACACAGAGTATAATACTGGTTACATACGGAAGCTTATGCAAAATATCGTTCTCTGTGCAAGTGCCTCACAGAGACTTGGTGTTGCTGAGGCCATTGAAAGTGTTACTGATTACTTCAATGGCACCACACCTGAAATTAGAGAGAGAATTCGTTTGACAAAATGTTATCCTAACTCTATGGCTTTCTTTGAGTTCCACGCTAATCTTCGTCCTGTCCCTTATCCTAGTGATTTAGGCCGTCTTCAGACCCTTTATGGACTCTATCTTGCAGAGAGTGAGAAAGCACCGAAAGACGATGTTGCTCTTCTCAGATCTCGAGCTCTCAACGCACTCGAATACGTCAGAAATAAAGGTTTACAACCAGCGTCAGGTGCTAGGCGTCTTCCCAATGTTTATGTTTTTAGGGGTCCGCCCGGTATCGGTAAAAGCACACTTGCTAATAGACTTTATCGTGTCCTGGGTGAGGCGATGGATCGTGATATGCGAGCTCGGGGCCACGACTGTACTCCAGATGACTTCCTGTTTACTGTGAATCCTCTTGACAAGTTCTGTTCTGGATATTCACCCACTAGAAATGTTTGGCAGATTGATGATGCATTACAACAACGCGATACTGTAGGAGATCCGAGCTCTACTGTTAATCTTATGTTTCAACTTGTTACTCCTACTGCTATTTCATTGAATATGGCTGCCGTTGAGGATAAAGCTATGCAAGCCGTTTGTGATGTCGTTGTTGCCTCAACCAATTCAGACATGACCCTTCCCTGGATGATGGCCAATATACGCAGCATCCAGGATCCATCTGCCCTTCGTCGCCGGTTCAGCCATGTCATCACCCCCATTTTGCGTAAACCGTTCCATTACGATGCCGAACTTTGTGCTATTTGTGATGGCCCTAAACGTAAGTATTATGGAGTTATGGATCTTGAATCCATGTATTATTTTGAGGTCGTCGGGACGGATGATAATGTTATGTTGTCTCCTACCAACAATGCTCTATGGACTTGGCATGAAATTGTCAAGGATGCATATACGTCTATTGTTGCTTGCAGAGACTACGTTGGTGGGGTTGCTAATCCTCAAGCTGATTTGATACATTGCCAAGGTTGGACAGATGCTTTTTCATTCTTTGGTAGTCCTTGTGCTTGTTCTCATTCTTATGATCCTAATCGCATTTGCAAATGTAGTGAGGGTGGGGTTACCCACACTCTGGGTCAGACGCCTTATTTTTACATTGGCAAGAGTGGTCTCGTTAAAGTCCGTGAATTGATCGACGTTAAAAAGTCTGCTGCTATCTGTCCTTTTTTTACCCTCAAACCTTATCTTCCTGATGAGGAGCGTTGTTCGTTCTGTGATCGCTTTTCTGAAGATGTTTTTCCCTGTGTTAAGTGCCTTGGACCAGATCGCACTTTTGGCAACAGGTTAACAGCACCAGATGGGCGATTTTTCTTTGTTGGCGGAAATCTAGGTGATGGCATGAGTGATTATGATGATTGTCCTCTCGTCGGTCAGTACTACCAAGTTGTCGCACCCCCTCCTGATTGGCGTATGTCTTTTGCTACTATAATTTGCATTTTACTTAGTGGGATAGGCGCCTATTTTTTGGCGAAGAAACTTATTGCTGCAGGTGTTGAGATAACGAATGAATTCCGCATTACGCGTGACGGGAAAGATTTCGTTGAGGGTCAGTGGCTTGCCCCAGAGCCAGAAGGCAGAATTGAGTACACGCAGAATGGTAAGAAATATGTGCAGATTACTTATCCTAATGGACTCAAGAAGAATTACATAATTGGTGAGGGTCCAAATGTTGCTCCGAAATTCAATTTTGATTTGCATCATAAGTTGTTTAGTCCTCGTGTTGAGCAGCAGTTGCCGAGCTACAAGTCTAACCTGTATGCCGTTCTTGACGGAGACTTACTTGTCGGCAATATTTTCTTCTTGAATTCGCGCACTGCGATTGCACCTCATCATATAGCTGGCTATATGCAGCGAAATTCCTTTGTCTTGGTTGGTGACTTGGATAAGAGACCTTTTTCTTTTCCTGCCAACATTGGCGTTTACCAAGCTCCTCGCGGTGATTTTGCTTGCATTGAATTTCTTTCTGAGGGCTTCGCTGGTGTCAAGAAGATTAAGAATCGCTTGGCTGACGCTGTTCCCCCCAGCGGCTCGATTGTTTTTGTCCATCGTGATGAAAAGGGAGAAGTGACAGAACAGCCTGGAACGTTTGTTTCGACTAAGTGTGAGTCCCTTTACTCATACGGCGGTGTGGATTATATCATCCCTCCTGAACAGACGAGGATAGCAAGTGGTGTCGTTTCTCAAAAAGGAAGTTGCGGTGGTCTCTACATTACTAGATCAGACGTTAATTCCAAGAGCCTTTATGGTATCCACGTTGGTTCACTTGACGATCACAAGTACATCCAGACTTTGGACTTGTCTTGGCTCAATACTTTGACTCTCTTTAATCCTCCAGATACTCATCCTTCTATGACTTTCACTCCCCCCCGGGGCCAAGCTTTCAGTGCTGTTGGTTTTCCAGTCGGGAAGGCTCCATTCATCGTCGTACCAACTAGAGGCCGTGTCCGGCAGTTTGCTCATTTGACTTCTAAGTACGTCGAAGCCGCTGTCGCTCCTGTTTCTTTGTTTAAGAGCGGTGATAAGTTCATTATGCCGCCTATCTTGGCTACGGAAAAGCTTAAGGGGAGGTATGATACACCAGAGCCGAATGTTGCCCATATGTTTTCCTTTGTCGAGGCTCTTGCTTCGACATTTGGTTCCATTACTGCTAAGAAAAGGAATTATGATCAAGTCGTCGGAGCTACTCCTAATGGTCTTCCTAGCATGGATAGATCCGCGGTTCCTGGCCCTGGTTATTCTCTCATTGGGCCCACAAAGGATATCATGTGTGAGGATGGTGATGAAGTTCGCCTCACGTCCGATGCAAAGAGAATGCTTGATTATGCGTTGTCGATCATATGTCCTTATGATTGGAGTACTCGTGACAGAGACAGCTTTGAAACTTTTCTTGGTCCAACAAGTTACAACATGAAAGATGAAAGTAGACCAAAGGAGAAAGCTGATATTGGCGCTACTCGCCCGTATATGGTTACTAGTTTCGTCGATTTTGTTTTGCAACGCATGTTTTTTTACGATTTTTGC